CCATTGCGGTGTGCAGCGCTACGATGCGGCGCAGTTCGCCAAGCTCGTCCGCCGTGTTCGCCTGGCGCTCCGCCAGCAAGTCGATGCGGTGCACTGCTTCATCGAAGTCGTGATTGAGCTGCTTGATGTAGTCGAGGGTCAGATTTTCTACCATTGTTTTCTCCTTAGGTTGTACGATATATTATATTACCTTTATTATAGCACAAACGCAAAGTAATGCAAGAGGCGGAGCACGCACCTTGCGTCCTGTGCCCTGCACCTTGCGCCACACGGCGCTATACCAGGGGGAGCACGAGGAAAGGCGCAAGGCAAGGCGCAAGGCAAGGCACGAGGCAAGGCACGAGGCGAGGCACAAGGCAAGGCGCAAGGCAAGGCACAAGGCAAGGCACGAGGCGAGGCACAAGGCAAGGCACGAGGCGAGGCACAAGGCAAGGCACAAGGCAAGGCACAAGGTGCGATGCCACACGGCGCACACGGCGCTATACCAGGGGGGAGGCTGTGCTGCGTTGCATCCTGCGCCCTGCACCCTGCGCCACACTGCGCCCTGCACCTTGTACCACACTGCGCCCTGCACCCTGCACCACACTGCGCCCTGCACCCTGCGCCACACTGTGCCCTGCACCCTGCACCTCCCCAAATACTGTGTTTAAGTGCTGTATTTTGGTGTTTGTGCAGCATATTAGGGTTGAGTGCTGCCAAGTACTGTCGTTGCCATTGCTTAGTCATTGCACCTCCAATGGTGATGGGTGGGTTTGTGTATAACATTCGTTATAGCATCGTTGTGCGGAGAAAAGTAAACGAAAGTAAACGAAAGAAAATGAAAGAAATCACAAGGAAACGAAAGCAAACGAAAGGTGAATTGAGCATAAACGACGCTAAACCAGTGGTGGTACGCTGCAATTTAACATAGTATTTACCAAATTGATGCTTGTAGGGGGTGTTTGTGGATTAACAAAAAAACCACTCTATCTTTGTTAATTTAGAATTATTGCGTTTAGATTAAGCGCTAAAATGATAGGTGGAAAAAAAGTCAATCCACAAAGACCTCAAAAATGTATCAATTTAAGGTTTTATGTATTTTGCAAGTATTGTCTGTGTTTGTCTATATTTGTTTCGACGTAAAAAATACCCCCTCCTGGTATGTGTGGTTGCTTTTTGCTCCCCGATGCTCCGCAAAGGCTCCTCCACATCTCCACTGGGGGCAAAATGTGCCAGAGAATGTCGAGTATTTAATAGTAGACCCCAATAGAATGGTAAAAAGCACGACGTAAAAATTACGTGGCGTAAAAGTCAGCAAGGAAAAAGCGTATTAAAAAAATTCTTTGCTGTTTTTTGCTGTCCTTTGTGTCCTTTTGCAGTCAATTACTGTTTTTTAGTTCTACTGTTTTTTGCAGTTTACCCCAAGTCCTTTGCTCCGCTGTGTAGTCCACTGCTGTTTTTTACATATATCATTCTTTTGCATTTAACTTTGACAGTTTGTGTTCTATTGCCATTAATTACTGTACTCAAAGGTTTGTCAACTTTTGTCAATTTTTGTCACTAGCTATTAAGGTTTGTCAATTTTTGTCACTTTTTGCAACCAAATATTAAGGTTTGTTACTTTTTGTTAATGACAAAACCCTTTGCAAATGACAAATGACAAACCCCAAAATCGCCCAGCTTTACATAATAATACCCCTAGGGGGTATCTTGTCCCCCTGGTGCATAAAGTTTTGCAAAGCTTGATGCAAAATGCAAAGGACTTTACATAATCCCCTAGGGGTGCGCCGCTCTTGCTGTGCCCCTGTGCCGCCCCTGCTGCGCCCTGCTGCGCCCCCTGGGGTGGCACAGGGTGGCGCAGTATGGCATAGATTGGTGAGGAATGTAGAAAACTACAATAGACTACAATTCGCCATACTGCGCCTAAGGAGCACGGTGCTTTACTTAGCGTCGTCCTGCGCCTTGACACGCAGGAAGTTCACTCGATGATATTCGTCGAGCTTAACTGAGAAGGTCTTATTGGTGCGGTTCTTGCCTCTGGCGGTTACCACACCTACCTTAGCGGCCTCGGCAGCCGTGGGCTCCTTGCCGCCTCTGGCGAGCAGCTGATGACGGCGAGCATTCAGGATGGCGTTGACATCAACGGTGATGTCGGCCTCAGGGCCGCCGGCATAGGTATAGCACTTCCATACCAGGCCGTCGCCCTGTACGTAGTGCTCTGTCGCCCAGACCCCAGTATCCGCTGGGGCAGCAGCGAAGTGGGCAACGAAGGCACCGCTTGGGGGCAGTGCCTGTGCAGTGGTCGATGCTGCCTTAGCAGCGGCTGGCTTGGCAGGCGCTGTCTTAGCAGCGGCTGGCTTAGCAGGCGCTGTCTTAGCGGTGGTCGATGCTGCCTTAGCTGCGGTCGATGCTGCCTTAGTAGCGGCTGGCACTGCCTTAGCAGCGGCTGGCTTGGCATTGCCGTTGCGTAGACCTTGCACGGCGCTGTGAACCTCAGCGTCGTGGTTGGCAATGGGGGCGATGTCCTTGACCTGGGCATTGCTGCCCAGGGCTTCGGCGATGGCTTTGACCAGGGCGTCGTGGTCAGCGGTATTGCTGCTGATGACGATGACGACGGGATTGGACTTGCTGTTCATGGTTTCTCCTTTGGTTGTGGTATACTGTGCGGACTTGGTGGACGACACTGACTGAGCAGAGCGAGCGGACTGAGTGGACTGAGCGGACTTGGTGGACGACACTGACTTGCTGTTCATTTTTTCTCCTTTGTGTACTAGGGCACTGGGCTCTGCACCCAGTGCTCGACGACGAGCCTCCTCATAACTTAGCCCAGCTTTGACGCCACACCTTGTGGCGTAGAGCTGAGCGGCGGTCAGCACTATTTGCCTCCTTTCCTAGGGTGGTATAAACTGTGCCTTACGCTTGAGTCATCAACCCACACCAGACTGTGCCGTGCGACCTGGTGGCCGCACTGCTGCCTGATAGCACGCCTCAGGCGGCGCTCCCTGCTGCTGGGCACAGGCACACCCTGTGCCTCAGCATTGGCTCGGCGTATAGCTGAGACCAGCCTGTCGAGCTCATCATACCGGTGTTCCATCTTGCTCCTTTCGGCTCATCATGAGCCCAGTGGTGGTACGCCCTAGCAAGGCGCACCTTGGCGGATACACTACGAAACTTGCGCCCTGCGGCAAGGCGCAAGGGTGCTACATCGTCGTGGCGCAGGGCGCAGTACGGCGCAGACAGCCCTTGATTGCGCCGTTCGACCTAGGCAGCCCAGGGGTGCGCCGCACCCAGCGCACCCAGCGCCTGCCGCCCACCTAGAACGACCTCAGCCATCTGAGGTACGCCTGGTGAGCGGCGAACCCTGAGGCTCGCTCCTCCTTATATGCCATAGCACGGAGCGCCTCGTTCTCCGTGCTATGGATTTGGCGCTCGGCATGGTGCTTGCCGCAGCGCCTGCCGAGCTTAGGCACTAAGTGCTGCGACCTGTCGGAGTCGTAGCACCAGTGCTCGACTACGGGAGCGCCGCTCCCACCACGGCGCTCCCAACGCACTTCTACCTTAGCCACGATATTCCTCCTCGACGCCCTCCACACCCTCCACACCCTCGTGGAGGGATATAGCCCAGGCTACGGTGGCCTGAGCCTGGATGATGGGGACGGCGACCTCGCCGTCCTCGTCGAACAACTCAGTGCAGAGCTCTCTGGCTTGCGCCAGGAGCTCCTTTATTTGACGCAGAGCCTGGTGGCTCTGCTCGACTGCCTCAGCCCTGCACTGAGGGCTCAGGCGGCACCTGGGCTCGTCAAGCCCAGGGAGAACAATGGTATCTTCGTCACACATAGCAGTATCCTCCTCTGCTACACTAGGCAGGGCGTGTTGCGCCCTGCGTTCTGCTGACCACAACGCTTCCTCGGCGTCCCTAACAGGACGCCGATATGCCCACTCTAAAGCCCACACATCACTACTCATCTTGCTCCTTTCAGGTTTATAACTAAGGTTCCCATAAGTAACACCACGAACGGTACTGTACAGAGCCCCGCTGGGCTCTGCACAAACTGCACTGCCTGGGCAACTAAGCCAGGCAGCGCTTCGGCCAGACGTGGAAACATCTGGCCTAGGACAGAGACAACTTCCTCCATTGCTCACCTCCTTGTCTCCCTAGGGCAGTGAGCGCCACCCTAGGGGCTATGGGCGCAAGGTGCAGAACATGGGGTGCAGGGCGCTCCACATTGCTTTCCCTTGCTTCCCCTGTGCCCCACGCCTGCCCCCTGGCACCCTACGACACGACGCTGATTTGTACTACGACCTCCTTTCGCTTATACTAACTGAGCAAGCCGCTCAGCCTGCTGAGCACAACCTTGCGTGCCAGCGCGCCCATGCGTGCCAGCGCGCCATAGGTTGTGCGCAGCAGGCCAGGCGGCTACCTGGCCTTGCCTGTGCCCCTTAGGGCACAAGCACTTCAATGCGTCGTGTCCCTTGCGGGCACTTAACCCGCAAGACACGCACACGGCGGCCACGGTTGTCGTAGGACTCGTAGTCATCTACGACCCTGTAGCCCTTAGGCAGAGCGTGGTACTCTGCCTTGGCCGCCTGTGCCTGACGAGGCTGCTCCTCGTCAGACACACCACTAAGCGCTGCGTCCTCTGTGGGACGCAGCTTCTCCCTAGAAACAACATGAACGTTCTTCATTTTTGCCCTCCTAGGCAAAACTAACTGGGCAAGCCGCCCAGCCTGCTGAGCACAACCCTGCACGCCTGCGTGCCCTAGGTTGTGCGCAACAGGCCAGGCGGGTACCTGGCCTGGACACCTAGGGGCTCAGAGCCCCCAGATGTCCTGCATTGTCAAGGTTGGCACCTTGACAAGCCGATATGCCTTTTGGAGCTCGGCGAGATACTCGCCAAGCTCAGTGGCGGTCAGGGTCGTGGAGACCTTTGAGGTCTCCGTAACCCATTCTATGAAGGCAACCAGGCTCCCCTGGTTGTCTTCGTAGACGCCGATATACGAGACGAAACAATCACTGCGTTCCATTTTGCCCTCCTAGGCAAAAACTAGCTGAGCAAGCCGCCCAGCTTGCTGAGCACAACCTTGCGCGCCCCTGCGTGCCTGCGCCCTAGGTTGTGCCCACCAAGCCAGGCGGAGCCTGGCCGCGGCTGCCTCTACTCTACTGCGAGGTGCCGCCTCCCACCTTGCCAAAGGGTGGGAGCTTGCGCTGTAAGGGGCGAAGCCCCCTGAGGCCAGCCAAGCGACCCTGGGAATGCCAGGGCTTCCGTGGGCTTATAGCTGTTGCCCTAGGGGTTCGCCACTCCCCTAGGGCACCTCAGTGTGCAATATGTATGACCCTGTGCATTATCAGCACGGCGTACATTCCGCCTAAGGTGCTCTAGGATGTTGCCACACCCTAGGACTTGCCTTAGGTTGCGCGCCGCCCTGTGCTTAGCTCTCCTAAGCGGGGCTTTTGCGCAGGGTCAATTGTTAAGCACGGGCTCCTAGGTCTTCCCGTGCTCCCCCTAGGGTAACCTAAGTTATCCTAGGGGTATTGTGTTCTCCTAGGGTTCCCGTTCCCCTAGGGGATGCCTTGCTGCCTAGGGCATTCACTGCCCACTGCAACCGCTTACCCCTAGGGGAACGATTACCTAGGATATACACAATTGCCTATGTACAACCTAGGTTGTGCATAGGCAATTGTGCAGGGCGGCGGTCGGGTGCCGCCCTGCTGTGTTGGGATAGCTTACGCTATCCCAACATTAATCCTAAAATCGGCATCGCGCGCCGCTTTGATGGCGGCGATGTTGCCATTGCTCAACAACTTGCAAGCGGCGGTAAGATGCCGCTTGTCGTTGCTTGTATGAGCAAGCAGGCTTGAAAGGTTGAGCGTTACCTTCAACCCGTCAGGGTTGAAAGCGACAACTTCGAAATAGGCTTGAGTGCCATCGGGCAACTCGACATAATGCCGACGGCGCTTTTCGCTGTCGGTTGATAACCATCCGCGGCCGTCGACATTAACGGTCAGCAGATTACCATTGAGCTGGAACGAACCGCCGACTAACTGGAACCGGTTATTAATCGGTTCCCCATGATAGGCAACACGACTATTATCACGAACTGCCAGACGAGATGACACTACTTGGTGAGCCATAATTTCTCCCTTCTTGACATAATACACAATACACAATATTTTCCGTGACCCGCCCCCTATTGCCCTATGCCCTCCCTGGGGGATAATCTCGTGAGCGCTTGCTTGCCTCGCTCACTGTTTTAATTATACCTTCATTATAGCACAATCAAGCGACGAATGCAAGAGGCGAACTTTACATAATTGAGCAAAAACCCGACCGCATGGTTGCATGGTATGTAAGGCAAAAAATCACGTTGTACCGTCGTGCTACAACGCCTATACCATGTTGCTGCGCTCCGCCTGTGCCTCACCTGGTCTGTGCCTCGCTCCCCCATCGTGCTACAACGCCTATACAATGTTGCTGCGCTCTGCGCGTGCCTAGCTCCACCGTCGTGCTACAACGCTTATACCATGTTGCTGCGCTCGGCCTGTGCCTCGCTCCCCATCGTGCTACAACGCCTATACCATGTTGCTGCGCTCTGCGCGTGCCTCGCCTGGTCTGTGCCTCGCTCCCCCATCGTGCTACAACGCTTATACCATGTTGCTGCGCTCCGCCTGTGCCTCACCCCAATGGTACTGTATTGCCACACCATGCTCATGCTGCACCCCCTGGTGCTATGCCTCTGCACAAAAACAAAAAAAAATCATGTTGCATCATCGTGCTATAACGCTTATACCATGTTGCTGCGCTCTGCTTGTGCCTCGTTTGGTCTGTGCCTCGCTCTGCTTGTGCCTCGCTTGGTCTGTGCCTCGCTCTGCTTGTGCCTCGCCTGGTCTGTGCCTCACCCCGCTCGTGCCTCGCTCGGCCTGTGCTTAACCATAACACAATACTGGCCTGTAGTAGCACATTCAATAAAGTACTTGACAAAATGGGATAAAGTGCTATGATATATCATATGGATGGTGCAAACTCGTACAATCGTTCTCCAGCGGTGGTAACGCCTTTGAATAACATCAAGGCCAAGTATCGCACCATCCTATCCGTTCCTACCGAGTTACGCCCTGAACAATTCAAAACTCCGGCTGACTTTGCGCGTTACTTTAACTTGCCGGTTGCGCTGTTGAAGCAGTGGGAGATGGAGCCTGGCTTTTGGGACAGTGTGTTCACTGAAGCCCAGGCGGTCGTCGGTCGGGCCATGGCGGATGTCATGCAATCGCTGGCTCGCCGCGCCAAGAGTGGGAACATCCAGGCTATCAAGCTCTCCCTGGAAGTCCTGGGGGTGCATCACGATAAAATGGAAGTTCAGCACAGGCTGGAGAATGACCAGGTTATCCTGGTTCTGCCGCCAGGCATGGAACTCCCTGAGTTGCCCAAGGTAACCCCGCCCGCCCAGAGCGCGGAGGTGGGGGCAGGGCCAGAACTGAGCGAGATGCTGACTCAGACCCACCTGCTCGATGGGGACATGGAGTTCATTCTGGACGACATTGACGCGCTGCGCAGCGGCGCAGGCCGAGCGGAGCGCTCTGGACGCGGCACCCCTCGGTTAAACAGCGGCACCCCTGGAAACAGCGAGATGTACATCGACATTGAGCTTGACGACGCGGACGACGACAGCAACGTTGATGACACTGACGCGGGCGCTGATGATGATGCCAACATTGGTACGGGCGCTGATGATGACGCTGACATTGACATGCTCACCAGCGCCAGCGCTGGTAGCGACACCACTACCCGCAGCACTCGCACTTCTCGCACTGCCCGCAGTGCCAGTGCCGACGCCGATGCCAGCAGCGCTACCCGCAGCGCTCGCGCTACCCGCAGCACCAGCAAAGCGCCCCGTCGCCCTCACTTTAAGGAAAGCCGCAGCTCCTCCTCTGGAGGGCGCAGCCGCAGCGAGGCACAGGATGATGAATAGGGGCTTGGGCGCAGCGCTCAACAGCGCTCAACAGCGCTCAAAACGAATCGCAATGAATCGCAATGAATTGAAATAAATCGCATTTAACAACGTTAAATCGTATTTTTAGATGATTTTAGCTTAACATATGCGGGGCAATAGGGTGATGCACTTGGTGTGGCCGTTGGATGCAGCGTGGCGCAAGATTACCACGCGATTTGGGGATAACACGGTGCTCGGCCCACACAAGGGCATAGACATCAGCGTCCCCGTGGGGCAGAAAGTGTATGCCACGCACCCAGGGGTGGTGCGCTACGAGCACACCGACGCTGGGGGAAACGTGCTGAGGCTAGAGGGGCCCAACGTGGTGTCACGTTACTGCCACTTGCAGAGCTATGTGGCTGCTGAGGGAGCGAGGGTTAGCGCGGGAGCGGAAATTGCGCGGTCGGGCAACACCGGCAGCGTTACGACGGGGCCGCACCTGCATTACGAGTTGTTTTTACAGGGCACGCTGGTTGACCCGCTAACAGTTTTAGGAGCACCAATGGGTGTCTGGAAATTAGGGCTGCACTTTCAGAATGTAACGCCGTGGGCGCGGGACGTTACCGGACGGTGGTGGAACTTCAGGCAAGCCGAGCCAGCCTGGGTGAAATGCATTAACCCGCCGGTTCCTGACGTTTTCCCCAACACACACGTCGTGGGACGGGCGTTCTGGCACGACAACAACAACTCCTGGGAGGCGCAGTGCGTTGCCAGGGGTGCGGCGGGCGGCGAGGAGTACTTCAATTACCTGCTGCCCTACTACAACGAACGCAGAGGAATCGTGACGGCCTGGGAAGCGGTCAACGAGCCCAACTTGCAGACCGTGCAGGCCGCTGGAAACTATGCCGACTTCCTGAACGCCTGGAATGCCAGGATGCACGCGGCGGGGTTTAAGACCGTCGGTGGCTCAATTGGCGTGGGCAACCCGCCACTGCCGGTGTTCGGCGAATCCAACGCCATCCTCAGAATTATTTTGCCCGCACTTTGTCGCTGCGATTACTGGTCATACCACGCCTACTGGGATGGGCGCTTTAACCACCAGGATAACTGGTGGGCGCTTCGTTACCGCGAGATTGTCAAAGAGGCCACCAAGCTGGGCTTCAAGCTGCCACAGTTGATTATCAGCGAGTGCGGCTGCGACCATGCTGGCGGGAAATACGACGGTTGGCGCGCACGGGGCATCAGTTGGGAGCAGTACTTCGACGACCTTTGGGCATTCAAGGAAGAGTTACAGTGGGACGAGTATGTGCTGATAGCCGTGATATTCACCAGCGGCCCCGAAAGCACGTGGGTTTTCTTTGAATTGGACGAGTTACAGGCCAACATCCTGGGACGCGCACGCCTGGCAGACGAGGCGTCGGTCGATGTACCACATGAGGGGCTGCCGATGGACGAGACGGCCACAGACCCAGCGGTGCTGGCCGAGAAAGCACGGTGGTGGCTAGAAGAGTGTCAGCGGCAGATGGAGGCTGGCAACGTTGCTTATGCGGAACGAATCAGGTTGAGCCTGATTCAATTGCTGTTAAAGCTGGAGAAAACACTGAAAGGTACTACAAATGCTTAAGATTAACCAGGATACGAGCGCTGCTGACCTGCGTCGCGTTGGCGACTTTATGCTGTACCGCAAAAAGCCGGTGCTGGTGACGGCCATGCGCTTGACCGAGCCGGTGGAGATTGAGACGCTGGAAGGCACGATGATTGGCAATGTGGGGGATTATCTAATATGTGGCGTTAACGGCGAGTATTACCCCTGCAAGCCTGATATTTTTGACAAAACCTATGAGCCGGTTTGATAGGATTAGGAGTTAACCATGAGCAACAGGAAAATTGAGGCTGGCCCCGCGATTCCGGTGGTGGTCATCGACGATTTAAGTGGCGGTGGCGGCGGTGGCACGCTGGATGTCTCCGATGCCGCGCTGCTTTCAGCGTTGCAGCAATCGAGTTCGGAATTGCTCACCGAGCTTCAGAACAAGGCTGATTTGAGCGACGTACAGCCTGTCAAGAAGCATTATGCGCTGCTCAAGAGCACGGACGTTGCCGCTCCAGCAGCTAACAGCGCCGCGACCGTGACGTATACCGGCACGACTGGAGTGCACGATGTGGTTGGACAAATTACCTGGAGCTACAGCGCTGACCCCACGGGGGGATTGCTGACTATCAAGGAGGGCAGCACCGTCGTCTTTAGCACCCAGATAACCAAAGGTGGGCCTGGGCAGTTGACGTTTGACCCGCCTGTCACCGTAACGGATGGGCAGAACCTGGTCGTAACCCTGTCCGCCGGCGGCTCCGGCATTTCAGGGCAGGTCAGTGTCACCCACTGGACGGAGGCGTAACATGGCACGCGTCTTTATGACCGGCTTCGAGGATGGCACAGTTAATGCTTTTTCTGTCACTACAGGTAGTACAGTAGCTAGTACTACACAGAAGCGAACAGGGTCTTATTCGTGGAACATCACTGGCACTTCCCAGAAAGGCATTGTGTCATTAGCAACACCTGTGTCTGAGCTCTATGTACGTTTAGGTTGTTACCCTACAGGACAAGTTGGTGCATACTATACACCAGGCAATATCATCGCCTTTGCTGATGCTTCGCTGGGTGGCCAGGTTAGGTTGACATACAACAAAAATACAACTATGATTTCTTTGTATAGAGGGGCTAATACTCTTTTGGTGCATAGCAGTTCGACGACCCCGCTTAATCTCTGGACATGTATCGAGTGCTATGTGTTAATTTCCAGCTCATCTGGTAGGTTTATACTTAAATGTAATGGCCTGACTTACATCGACTACACCGGCAATACCCAGGGGGGCACGGGTAGCAACATTTACAACGTGATGTTCGGTACATTCTCTGATGGTGGCACGGATGGTACAATGACAGGCTATCTTGACGATATAGCCGTCAACGACACCTCAGGTTCGGTTAACAACTCCTGGATAGGCGGCGGAGGTATCCGCTTGATGCCGGTAAACGGCGCTGGGGCGCATACGGCGCTGACACCCTCAGCAGGCAGCAACTACCAGTGTGTCGACGAGGTTCCGCCCAGCGATGCAGATTATGTATCGACTACTGTCAGTAAGGACAGTGATGCTAACCAGTACGACCTGTATACCCTTAGTAACACTGCCCTGCCTGCCAGTGGCGTAGTCAGTGCGGCGTGCCTGTTTGTGCGTTCACAAATCACTGATGGCATTGCCTCCCTGGTGCCCCTGGTGCGCAGCAACGACACCCTGGTTGAGTTGCCCCGTCGATATTTGCCCCAGGGATACAGTCGTTCGGACAGTATAATGAACACCGACCCAACGGACAGCAGCGCACTTACGTTGAGCAAATTGGCAGCGATGCAAGTCGGCGTCGCCAAGGGGGACATCACATGAGCAGAATCTTTATGACTGGCTTCGAAGACGGCAGTACCAACGCTTTCACTGCTGTGAACAGCGTTTCCATAGAGACTTCCCAGAAACGCACAGGGTCTTACTCAGCACGCATGAATGGTTGGGACGACTATTGCCGTTATGTGTTCAGCAGCACTGTGGACGAGCTGTACATTCGGTTTGCCTGGTATCCAACAGGTGATTTTAATCAGCAAAAGGTTGGCATTTTCTCGCTCTACAATGCATCGGGCACCCAGGTTATACTAGGTGTAGACAGGACATCTCTTTGTCTTGAAACGTATCGTAACACGACTTTGCTGGACAGCTCCTCTGTTGCCTTGCTATTTACCGCCTGGAACGTCATCGAGTGTCACATAAAAATAGCCGATGCCCCCGATGGCATATTTACAGTTAAGCTCAATGGGTCACAGGTTATTGCCAGTACGGGTGATACACAAGCACAAGCGACCGCTGGGGCTACCACGCTTCAGTTCGGACAGCTTTATATTGCATCAGGAAACACAGCCCCTTATGGCTATCTTGATGACATCGCTGTCAACGACACATCTGGTTCGACCAATAACTCCTGGGTAGGCCCTGGCGGAATCAGGCCGCTCCTGGTGAACGGTGCTGGTAACCACACTGGGCTGACGCCCTCGACTGGCAGTAACTACCAGTGTGTCGATGAGGTTCCAGCAAGTGACACAGATTATGTCTACGGTTCTGAGGTTGATGCTTACGATTTGTACGCGGTTAACAATGCTGCCCTGCCGGATACTATCGCAGTCAGCGCTGTACGCTGGATAGCCAGGGCAAAGGTTGCCAACGATGCGGCCAACATTACGCCGGTGATACGCAGCGGCAGCACGACGCAGCAGCAGTCGGACATTGCCTTGTCGACGAGTTACACGGTAAAAAGCCTGATTATGAATGTCGACCCGACGGACAGCGAAGATTGGACATTGGATAAGGTTAAAGCCCTGGAGATAGGCGCAGCGATAGGTTAAACGAGGCGGTTAGGGTGAAAGCGATAGCAAAGCGATGGTAGTCAATACAGGTGTCAAGTACCCGACAGCGAACGCCAACGTAGACATCTCGCCCTGGAACGGCATCGCCTGGGGAGACCTGGCTTATGCTTATGATTACGGTGCAAATAACGCGTATGTGACGGCTGCCGAGTTCGATGCCGGTGTCAAAACCAAAGTTGCAGTCCTGAAAGGCTACGGCTTCAGTATACCCAGCAGGGCGACGGTTGTTGGTATCCTGATGGAAATCCGGATAGGCTGTGATTCAAACGAGGGTGCCAAGTTTGGTTTGGTGGGCCTGACTAAAGATGGTTCGACTCTGGCTGGCAGTAACCTTTCAGATGGCAGCGAGATAACCGAGGGTGGCTTTACAACCTACACTTTCGGCGGAAGCTCTAACTTGTGGGGCACAACCTGGTCTCCCAGTGAGGTCAACTCGTCTAACTTCGGTGCGTTGCTGGCGTGCGAGGCCGTCGATGACAACGCCGATGTGTATCTGGACTGCATCAGGTTGACAGTCTACTACACGCCGGAGGTCGACATCTCTCAGGTTTTGGCAGAGGTCGATGCTCAGGACAGCGCGCCGCAGGTGCTCATCTCTCAGGTTTTAGCAGAGGTCGATACACTAGGGCTTTCTCCCCTGGTAGTAACGCAGGTCGGCGTGGAGGCTGACGTAACACCACCGCCTACCCTGTATGTCTCCCAGGTCGGCGTGGAGGCTGACGTAACACCACCGCCTACCCTGTATGTCTCCCAGGTCGGCATTGAGGTCGATGTGCTGGAGACATTTGATACTGATTCCAGGGCGCTGTCTGGTATGTCTGGGATGTCCGGTAAATTGGTGTGAAAGCATTACGTATCTTGATTTGCTTTATGGGAGGGCCTTTCCTAACAAACTTTCGTTACGACCAAGGAGAGGGATACTATGGCTGGCGATGAACGACGCGACAACTTTGCTACGCGCGAGGATATGGAACAGATAAACGAGAAATTGGATTCACTGGAGGCAATGTGTTTCGATATACAATCAGCTCCGAGGCAGAAACCCGTAAAAGACCTATTGCCCTGGCTGCCTTTTGTGTTATCCATTATCAGCTTGATTGTCTTTATTGTAACTATGAATATGACCATACAGCAACTGCGTGTAGACCAGAACTCTATCAGCACCCGCCTGGATTCGTTCATCGAGAAGCAGGAGGCCATTAATAAAGCACGTGATTCGCAAATGACGGACATCAGCGTTAAACTGGCGGAGATACAGAAAGACATCGTTTATATTCGTTCATCTTTGGATAACAAGTCAACAGCGAGTAAGTAGGAGGGTCAATGGATGCTCAGGTATTAGTCCAGATTGTAGGCATTGCTTTAGCCGTGGAAGGCTTTACGGAGGCTGTGTTTAAGCCCCTGTTGTTGAAGTTAAACATCGATGTGTGGTGGCTGTTTTACATTGCGTTCGTTATTGGCTGCGCTCTGGGGTGGTTTTCAGGGATGAACCTGTTCCCTCAGTGGTTCGCATCATCAGTCACAGTGGGACGCATCGTGACCGCTGCCGCTTGTGGCGCTGGGCCAAGTTTTTTATACAACCTAGCTGACAACGCACAGCCAGCGCGGTTGCCTAACGTTGAGAAGTAGGCATAACGATGGATGTCTTCATAGTGACCTTGCCTGAGGTTGATGGTTCCTATGAAGCATCGGCAGTTGTGGTGGCTGGCAGTGCTGAGGAAGCCATAGAGTTGGCCATCGAGGACTGTTCATTCGTTGTTATGCGTTGTGATGTCGAGTGCGAGCAAGTTTGTGACGAGGAGCCTTGTGTCCATTGGTTAACGTAAACAGTGACAAGCCACGACATGTTAAATTGTCGGTGCCCCAGGCGATATTCATGGGGTCAAGAGCACCCATTGTAGCAATGACGGGTGGCATCGGAAGCGGAAAGACGTTTATAGGGATGATGAAGGCCAGGCAGAAGATTATGGAAGGATTGCCAGGTGCCATCGTTGCACCAGACTTTCCCCATTTTTCGCGCTCGACCTGGCCGGCGATGGAGCAGTGGTTGCCCTGGTCTCGTTGTACTAATAGCGATTTGAACCACCCGTACACCAAAGAGCAAATGCTGCGCTTTGACATAAAGGGCCAGGAAGTCAAGGTTTGGTACGGTGCGATGGAGAACGTCGAAGCCTGGACAGGCATGAACCTAAATTGGTTCTTCTTTGACGAGGCTAAGCGCGAGCGAACGCGCCATGCTTTTGATGTCCTGGTGGGCCGTTTGCGTGTTGGTGACTGGCCGCAGGGTTACCTGGCATCGACGCCGCTGGGCGAGACCCACTGGCTGTACGAGGTTTGTGCCCAGCAGGACTTCCCGCCCGAAGTCATCGACGCCTTTCGTTCTGAGGGCTACGATGGCAAAATTGTCGAGTGGGTGCGCTGCAAGACCACAGACAACTCTGAGAACCTTCCGGCCACATACCTGGCGATGCTAAAGGCGCTGTATACAGGGAAGTTGGCGCTGCAAGAGTTGGAGGGCGAGTTTATCAGCATGGCCGGCGCTGTTTGGGAGAACTTCAGCGATAAGCCAGGGGAAGGCAACGTGACTGAGGATGCTGAGTACAACGAGAGTGTCCCAGTGGAATGGTGGGTGGACGATGGGTTTGTCGAGAAGCACCCACGGGTGGTGCTGTTTGCTCAGGAGATTCCACCGTATGTGAATGTTTTTGATGAGTACCTGGTTGAAGGCGAATATCCCGACGACACTATCCAGGCGTGCCTGGCGAAGCCCTATACCAAACCCATTGTGGCCATGATTGACTCATCGGCTGCTGTGCTGCGAGCAAAGTTGTGGGATTACGATATAGATACCATAAAGGCAACACACGATATTGAGCAGGGCATCATGCATGTGGGGCCGTTCATTCTGGACGGCAACGGTGTCAGGCACCTGCGTTTCCATCCGCGCTGTGTTAAGGCCATCAAGGGTATCAAGAACTATACGCGAGACGATGAAACCAAGAAGCCCGCCAAGCTGGGGGACGATGTGGCTGATGCTGTACGCTATGGATTATACAACAAATCCATCTCACAGCTTAACGAGGACGCTGTGGCAGCCGAGGAGAAGCGTAGAATAGATGAAGAAGTCAGCAAAGTGGAGCGTAACAATCCCGTTGAATCATGGGCGCTGCTTTCCCCAGAGGAGCAAATGGTGATGCGCTGGAGTACACAGTATAGGCAACAGAGGTAAAAATGGCTGAAGACCCAAAGCAGCAATTGAATGTTTCTGTGCAAGACCGTACAGACGAGATGATGGCCATGGAAGCGCCATTGACATTCATGATAGCTCAAGTGGCGGACATGCTACCAGCCTGGGGTACACCAGGCAGGGACGCCGCTTTAGACAACTTTTGGCGCACAGAGCCCATGCTTGCCAGTGCTGTGTCATCGATGTGCTTCAAAATGGCCGCGCTGGACTTCAGGCTCAAAGGGCCTGTACGAAAGACTATGCGAGCCAAGCGGTTATTCGAGAGCGCCGAGTTCGGGCAAGGCTGGCCCTATTTGATTAACATGGTCACGTCGGACATCCTGACACAAGACAATGGCGGCTTTATCGAAATTATGCGTCGAGACCCCAATGACCCTGAGTCTCCCGTGATGGGCATTGCTCACCTGGATAGCTCCCGCTGTATCCGCACAGGTAACCCAGATACACCAGTTTACTATACGGACATCAAGGGCACTCTCCACAAGCTGCGCTGGTACCAGGTCGTCCCGCTGGTGGACATGCCCGCGTCAAGGGAGAACAAACTTGGCATAGGATTCTGTGCGGTCAGTCGTATACTGGCGGCGGCGCAGTACATGCGCACAGTTGGCGTCTACAAACGAGAAAAGCTCAGCGGAAAGCGCATCCCTGCCATCATGTTCGTCCAGGGCTTGCGGCGTGGTGCCATTGAGCAGGCGCTGAACGAGTCCCTGGAAGCACAGCGTCAGGAGGGTTTGTCGACATACACCAAGCCTGTCATCCTGGCAGGCCCCGATGCTGGTATGCCAGTCGACGTAAAGATGATAGAGTTGGCTGGGCTGCCAGACGGTTACAACGAGGACACAGTGATGAAGTGGTACATTACCACGCTGGCGCTCGGCTTCGGCACAGACTACACCGAGTTCGCTCCTCTGCCTGGGGGAGGGCTTGGCTCCTCCACGCAGACCACTGTGATGGCTGCCAGGTCTCGTGGCAAGGGCGCTGGCATCCTGACTCAACTCTACGAGCACGCCATTAACTACAATATCCTGCCACAATCTGTTCGGTTCGAGTTTGCAAGTTCCGACCCAACCGCCGAACAAGACAGGATTAACCTCAGATTCCTGCGTGCCAGGGAGCGCAACCTGCGTGTGCAGTCTCATGAGATTACACCTGAACAGGCTCTGGAGTTGGCTGTGCAGGAAGGCGATGCGCCAGAGCATTTCCTGACTGACCTGGCTGACCCACGGATTCAAGCTGGCATCCCAGTTCAACCTAATCCATCCGAGCAGATTGTCGACCAGTTCATTAAGCAGTTTGGTGACTGCATGGATGCCTACAACATGGTTGAAGCTCGTTTGGCAAAATTGCATAAGGAGGTAGATAGTGCCAGGCAGTCATAGAGCGTCAGTTACGGCTACTGTTGATGCACGGCTAAATAGCCTGATAGGTAAAAACAACGCAGTTATAAGTGCGTGGCAGCGTCAGGAATATGCCAAGCTGTACGGAAACTCGGCATTGGATGCACGTATCAACTTTCAATGCAAATACCCCAACGAGTACAATAATGGGCCTTTGTACATGCTGCAATTGCAGGAAGTTGTCAACGAACTCCAGAGGTTGGTGTCTAATTATGCCGCGCGTATTTACTACTACATGCGCCGTCCTACTCAGGGATGGGAGAACCAACCGATTATTTACCGTGGTTCGTCGGCGACAACAGCAACCACTGGTGCATTCAAGAGGCCCAATGACATGGTATTGTCTGCTAGCGCATGGGTAACGGCCAGCGGTACACATTCCAAGTCTATACCAGGCAGTTCCATTGGGGGCGTAAAAGTGCCCAGTATCACGCCAGAGACCAAAGACGACGCCGCTTGGCACTATATCTGGGCCAACAATGGTGTGAAAGAGCGCCGGATTTATGCAAGGCCACGGCCAGGCGTTAATCCGCATGGGTGGGGCGAGCAGCCTGCGATGCATTTCTATGTGCCTTACACGGCAGCTACACAGCCCGCCTCTGCTGAAGGCCCAGGTTCCGTGCAGCGTGGTGGAACACACACTTCTGGCAACACTGAAAGATTCGCTAACTCTGTCATGCACGGAATAAAGCCCCGCGATTTCGTTGGGGCTGCCCGCGTTAGGGTGGAAAAAACATTTTATCGTGATGTGATATTGGCTATCGGGAAAGGTATCGATAAGCATCAGGATACAAAAATGCCGTCCTTTCCCAGGGAGTAAGGAAAATGCCGTACGAAATCAGAAAAAACGGAGACAAGTTCTGTGTGTACAACAAGACAACAAATGCCTTGGAGGGTTGTTCGGATACCGAGGAACAAGCTGCGGCGCACATGCGCGCCCTGTATGCACATGAAAACGAGAAGGAAGCGATGGGTGTTATTGATATTCTAAAAGATGTCTTTGCCGATATGGTGCAAAAATTGGGCAACATCGGGGGGAACATACCACGCAGTAAGTTGCCTGATAGCGACTTCGTGTTTCCTCAGGAACGTGCGTTCCCCATAGTGACGCCTGAGGACGTTTCAGATGCTGTGCATTCCTGGGGTCGCTACAAAGGAAAGCGCTCCTTTAACGAGTTTAAGACCAGGCTGATTGCGCTCTGTCGTCGTAAAGGCGCAGCTTTCGTCAAGCAGCTCCCAAAGGAATGGGAAGTCAAAGAGAGCAAGGATGTCCAGGAAATAACTGTGTTCAAGGATGCCGATGGCACCTGGAACTGGTTAACCATTTCTTCAACAGCATTCCTTGACCGTGACGATGAGATTGTATCCAAGGATGCCCTGCTGAAAGGCGTCGAGGATGCCGAGCGCAACGGTTATGACCTGGGGTACCTGACGTACTGGCATGAACCAGACATCAAAGTTGGCAAATGCACCAACCGCTTCGTCGACGGCGTGTGCCTGGTTGAGACGGGGAAGTGGTTTGATGATGAGCTTTCCACTGCGATACGCAAGAGCGTGCAATCTGACCCAGACCTGTGGGCGGTATCCATAGAGTTTATGGGTAATTTAACAACAGCAGTGGAAAATACTATAATTAACGGTACACAGGTTAAACGTATATGGAATGACATCAGTTTCAAGGATAGAGACCGCTCGATACTGCCAGCGTGGAGAGCGTCTAATACATTTTCGATGGTAGCAACAAAGGGAGGTGTTAAGGATATGAAAGAGGAAAGGCGTGCTTTCCTCGTTGAGGTGGCCGGCGAAGAAATAGCCAAGCGGGTTGTGGAAGGGGTTGACACAATCAACAAGTTGGCAGAGGAACCTGATGCGGTCGTCAAGGAACAAACGGTCATTGACAACGAGGGCACCCAAGTCGAACAAACGGTAAGCCAGACCGAGACCGACATCCAAACTGCGGATAAGGAATCCAAGTCCTTGGATGCGCTGCGTGCTTTTGCGGCCACTCTGGACGAAGCCAAACAGAAGGAACTAGCCGAAATCATCATCGCTCTCGCAAAAGAGCTTGATGAGAAAAAGCCGGAGCCAAGACCAGGCGATGACAATCCGCCTGACCCAACAGGCTACGACCCTACAGACAATGACGAGACGGCCAAAGAAGCAACCACACAACCTGCCGCTGCCGAAGGTACACCTGATGCACAGAACACTCCCAAGGAACAAGCTCTGATTGAACAGATTACCACCCTGGAGACAGAGGTTGCTGAGCTAAGGAATGGCATTGCTGAGCTTGGTAATCTCGTTCCAGAACTGCGCGAGTTTCTGAAGCACAAGCAGCAAGAAGACTTGCCACCGGCGGTGGTAGCTCGCGCGGCGGATTCTAAGGACAATGTGGTTACGGATAAAAAAGAGGTCGCTAGGATAAAAGCCCAAGCCGACGCTGACAGCTCTGCGCTCAACAGCATGGCACAGGCAGTCCTGAATATGCTAGGAGGAATACAATAATGGAACTGACTAACGAACAAATGGCAGAGCTGGTTGCGCAGTTCAAAGCTGCTTTCACCGGAGTTTCCGGTGAACAACTAGCTAGTATCAAAAAGGATATTTCCGGTGCGCCGAACAACCAGAGCCTGTTTGGGCCTGGCGGTTTGTTCAGCGTATATGGCTTGGACAGCACAGTCATCAACGCGTCCCTGACCCCACGGGGAATGGATGCGCTTTTGCCTGTGGCTTCATCCAACGAACTGACGCCCCTCTACGGGTTCATCACTGGCTTCGACCAGGATGACGACGCCGTAGAGCCAGACGGCGTGTGCGATGACGCCCCTGGTGCTATCATGGAAATCTGTCGACAGACGGCCAAGTTTGGTCGTTACACACGCAGCAGTCACGAGATGGAAGTCAATAAGCTGATGCAGATTCTCAATGGTCACCTGACCACGGATTTGCAACTGCTTGGCAACCCTCTAGCTGGGCACGCTTTGCTGCCGCAGCAGATGACTGGTACTGGGGGAATGCTGACGCGTATTATTCAACTGGAGCTTGTCACGGTTGGGCAGGCGCTTCAGCAAAAACTGGCCAGGCAGCTGTGGTGTGGCAATCCAGCCAACGACAGCTCTGGTGGTGGTTACGCTGAGTTTCCTGGTCTTGAGTTGCTTGTCATGCCAGGCAAGGTCGACGCCATTTCTGGCGTAGCTTGCCAGGCGCTCGACCCGTACGTCCAGGATTTCGAGTATGAGGCCGTGGATGGAACGGGGAAAGACATTGTGACCTACATCACGTACCTGACTCGCTGGGTAAAACACGTGGCTGACAGGTCTGGGCTGAGCCCCGTCACGTGGGTCTTTGCTATGCGCCCAACGCTGTTCCAGGAGCTTGTTGAGGTTTGGCCGTGCCGTTACCTGACCAACCGCTGTGAAAACAGCGCTGGCACGAACATCGCAGTCATCAACGATATGACCAACATCAACTTCCGTGATGAGATGTCCAACGGGCAGTACCTTAAAATCGATGGGCAAAACTGGCCGGTGGTGTTTGATGAGGGCATTACCGAGTATGACTCGACTAATGACAGTCATCTTGCCGCCGGTGAGTTCGCTTCAGACATCTACCTCCTGCCGTTGAAGATTCAAGGTGGTCGCCCTGTCTTGTACTGGGAGTGCATGGATTACACGCAGGCTTACGCTGATACCAGCTTCTTGCAAGGCAGGCAGTTCTGGCCCACGGATGGCGGACGCTATCTGTGGACTTTGCAGCAGAAGAACTACTGCTTCAAGTTCCAGGCTAAGATTGAGCCGCGTATTATCCTGCGCACACCGCAGCTTGCTGGTCGTCTGCGCCACGTGAAATACACGCCGTTGCAGCACCTGCGTGATGCGTTCTGGGATAGCCCGTATCGTCTCAAGGGCGGTGTGGAGAGCAATGCTACTCCTACGCCGTTCTACACTGAATGGTAATGATAATCTGGGGAGAGCGTAACTGCTCTCCCCTCAATGGAGGGCCGAATGTTATCCAGATTTAATTATGCTTATCGCTATGTACAGCCATATGAAGATGATACATTGGTTACACAGGAATGGCAGAGTTGGAACAAGAATATCCTTAGGGAGCTAAGTTCAGCCGCAGACAATTGCTACATCAATATGCCGTCTATACGTAATACGATGTATGGTAACCCTGACATCATTATGTCAGCCATAGCTCCAGAGCTATTGTCTCTGCTAGTCAAGCGCTCGGACATGCAGGACTGGATTACAGCCCTGTATCCCACCCCCAGCGGTGGTGCAGACCAGGTTGAGTTTGGTGGGGCGGCAGCTTCGCCTGATTTGATACAGCGTGCCTACCAATGGCTCAGGTTTGTCAATACTTATGACATTAAGTTGAATAATGTACATTCCATTGTTGAGGTGGGCGGAGGATACGGGGCGATGGCTTTGTATCTAAAGCGGCTCATCCCAGATGTAACCTATTATCTCATTGAAACACCGGTGATGTGTGCAATAGCTTATCAGTATCTACAGGATTCACTGCCTGAGGTGGTGTGCATTGAGCAGGGTTTGGCAACCGAGAATGCCATCAACATCATTCCAGCTAAGGCAGCGGGGTCGCTTGGGTTTTCAGTGAACATCTTTATTTCACAGTGCGCCCTGTGCGAAGCGCCGCAGAAGATGATAGACCTGGTGGATAGCCGCAACTGGTTTGGTGCAAAGCGTGGAATGCTGATGTTATGGCAGCATGATTACATCATATCGAAGCTGTCCGAGAAGTACAATGTGGTCGTGGAGGAAAGTATGCCCTGGCCCGACCAGCACTTTGTATTCTTCTCCCCGCGTCGAAAAAGCTTTAAGAAGCAGGGCGATGATACAGTGCAAGGCAGTGATGCAACATGCGAGTAGTATGTTTTACCTGTGATGAGTACAGCTTCATTGTGCCAACCTTTGTAAAGTTCTTCCGCGCCTATTGGCCGCAATGTCCCTGGCCTTTGGAGGTTGTCACGGACACCAAGCCAATAGCAGTGGATGTGCCCGTGTTTACAATGAAATCTGGGAAGCATTTTAGTAATCGCCTGTTAACTTACATGACTACACTAGCCTGGAACGAGGAATACCTATTGGTGATGCTCGATGACTATATCATTAACAGTCCTGTCAAGCATGACTTAATCATGCGTGCTTATGACTTGATGCGTTCGAATCCCAACATTGCCATGATTAGGTTGTATCCTAAGCCTGGCCCTTCGCTGCCGTACGCCGATGACCCAGACATCGGCGAAATCCAGCGCTCGGACTTGTATGTCGCCAGCTTACAGGCTGCACTGTGGCGCACCGACGTGTTCAGAGGCATCCTGTCTCCTGGCGAGAATCCATGGGAAACCGAAGAAGCTGGCTCGTGGCGTGCCAGGCACATGCCAAAGAACCTGAAGTTCCTTGCTACCAAAGAGCCAGCCATTGACTATTTTAACTATTGCTCAAAAGGCATACTAGACCCAAATGTAACCGCCTGGTTAAAGGAGCATGAACAATGCGTGTAGCACTTTACCCAACGAGCAAAGATGATTCGAGGTCTGGCAGCGGCATCGATGTAGTTGTCAATAAAATGTGGCAGCATTTGCCAGAATGCGGCATAACACCAGTGCGAGATAGCGAGCCACATGATATACGCGCGGTACATGTCTGCACCGATGGAGACATCGATGTGCTGCACTGCCATGGGTTATACCCCACAGCCAAGCTGGGCATGGCGTCCACCTGGATGATGGAGCTCAACCGTCGTGTTATTGACAGCGCTCGCAGGGCGCGCATTGTTACTGTGCCGTCACACTGGGTGGGCGAGTTGTTTGCTAGAGATATGGGGTTTTGGCCAGAGATTGTGCCACATGGCATCGATATTGACGAGTTCCCTGAACCTGACTACCAGCCCAGGGATGTCGTGATATGGAATAAGAACCGCAACTCCGATGTCTGTGACCCAACGCCGGTCAATGCATTAGCCGAGGCTATGCCAGGCACACAGTTTTATACCACGTTCGGCAACGGCACACCGAATGTCAACGTGGTGGGCACGATGAGCCACCCCAAAATGTTGGAGTTCATGCGCAGCACAGGCGGGGTGTACCTGGCTACGACCAAAGAGACATTTGGCGTTGGCACCCTGGAGGCCCTGGCATTAGGTATGCCTGTGCTCGCCTGGTGCTGGGGCAACACGCCCGCCTTGATACAGCACAAAGTCACGGGTTACATTGTCGAGCCAGGCAACATCGAGGGCTCCCGTGAGGGAGTCGAGTACATCCTGGACAACTACGAAGCCATGTCTCGCGCCGCCAGACAGAGCGCCCTGGCATATGACTGGCGCAGCATTATCCCACGCTATGCCAGGATATACCAGATGGCTTATGAACAGGCCCAGACTGACGCCAAGCCCCTGGTTTCCGTTATTATCCCGTGCCATAACTATGCTGCCTACGTATCCGAGGCAATCGAGTCTGTCCGTGTGCAGACATACGATAACTGGGAGTGCGTGATTGTCAACGATGGCTCCAGCGACAACTCAGTTGAGGTCATAACCAGAGCCATTGATGGAGACAACAGGTTCAAGTTAATAAACCAGAACAACTGCGGTGTGGCGCAGGCGCGCAATCGCGGGGCTGTGGAATCCAAGGGGCAGTACTTGATGTTCCTGGATGCCGATGATGTGCTTTATCCCTATGCGATTGAAAAGTTGCTGCCTACGCTGCAAAAGGACAGAGCCGTTGGCCAGGTCTATGGAAAGCTGGCCATTCTGGAGAATGGCAACGTCAGCCAAAGGATTCCTGACTGGCCTGGTGAGTTTGATGTCAACGCCCAGTTACAGGGCAGGAACCAGGTGCCGTCGTGCAACCTGATGCGCCGCGAGGCGTTCTTCCGTGCCGGAGGATTCAGGCAGCACACGGCACCCCAGGAAGACGCAGAGCTATGGGCACGGATTCCGCTGATTGGCTACTATACCGTCATGGCAACCAAGGAGCCTGTCTACAAATACCGTATCCATCCTGGTGCTGCCACGTCGGACATCAGGGCAGGCAAGGCGTCCGAGAAGAACTGGCTGGAATACATCGCCGTGCACAACGGCGCACCCCAGCCCTTTGCCAGCGTCGTGCCACCCCCTGGCCGTTCACATCCGGTGGGTGTCTATGACGAACCGCCCATCAGCGTGGTTATACCATGTGGGGATGAGCATGGCTATTTATTGCGAGATGCAATAGAGTCTGTCATGGCTCAGTCAGATAATCACTGGGAAATCATCGTTGTCGATGATACGGAATCTCAAGACCTTGCTGTACGTGGCCATTATCCTTACAGCAAGCAGTACCCATTTGTGCGTTGGGTGCAGAATCCGAAGCGGCACAATGTATCAGCGGCGCGCAACATTGGCGCTGATGCAGCCCGTGGTAAGTACCTGGTCTTTCTCGACGCCGATGACTACTTGCTGCCCGATTACTTAAAGAGCACCTATGCAATCCAAAAGGGTTGCCAGGGGGACGGCTCAATTGTGTACACCGACTGGATTTCTGCGCCCCAGATGGAGCCACATCATGCAGAGAACTGGTCACTGGAGCGCTTGATGGCGCACGCCCTGTTCGCTGTGACATTTATGCACACCAAGGCTATCTGGGCTGAAGTCGGTGGATTCTCAGAGGATGTGGCTTTATGGGAGGACTGGGACTATACCCTTAAACTAGCCATGGCTGGTGCCAAGGGCATTCGAGTCCCCAAGGCGTTATTTGTGTATCGTTACAATACCGGTAAGCGCCGTGTGGAAAGCCTGGAAAATCAGGACGAGTTGCTCCGGCAAATTAGGGGTAAGTATGCACTTATTAAGCCTAAAACCAGGCGTGGTTGAGGGTGCAGACCAAGTGACGATGCCGTGCGCATCGTAGAGACAACACCACCAGCCAGGCCGGACAACGCTCTGGTAACATTAACTTTTATATCGCCAGGCACCGTGGGTGGCAGGTCGTTCCACTGCCCCAATGGGAGGAACTACATTTTCGACAACATGGAGCATAAGACACAGACTGTGCGTAAGCAGGACGCCGATTTCTTACTAGGCCGTTGGCCGCAATTCTTCAAGCTTGGATAGGGGGTATACATGGCAAAAGCATCAGTTAGCACACTGTTGAGCCTGGAGCAGTACGCAGAAATCCTGGGTGCCAATCCGACACACTTTCAAGGTGTGGTGCATTCCGCAGACCCCTATCTAACTGCTGTTCAGGACATTGTGTTTCGCTATGCCTGGCAAGATACGTCCCATGCTGGCTACGAAGAGATAGCCGTGGCAATCGCCTCTGCTGAGGCTAAAATCGCTGGATTGATTGGGTTCTGGCCAGCGCCTAACTACATTACTCAGGAGACCCATGTCTACCCGCACAACAATTTGTCTGGGACGCTGCCGGAGTTTCCTCTTTATAGCGTTAACAATATTACCACTCGCTATCCTACCGTACACTGCGATTGGAAGAAGTTTATCAAAGGTGGTCGCCGTCGTGTCGATGAAATCGTGACCGAAGTGCCCATTGTGTACAGCGACGAGGACAATGACGGTTACGACGAGACAGCTACAGTGACTGTCACTGATATAGACACGACTGGCTGGGTGCCCAAAGAGGTAGCTGTGTATCGCACCAGCGACACCTCACCTGTTGAGCGCGTCCGTGGCTTGACAGTTACACTCACTGCTGATACAGCGACAATCAAAGGTAACTCGGCGTTCTTCATTGACCCCGCCGCCTGGGATTCCGTGCGCAACGGGGAAGCTCTGGATGGCGCTGTAACCGAAAACTTCCTAAAGGAGGTGAATGTCTATCGTGAATACTGTTGTAACTCAGGGGAAGACTATGCATCACTGGTGTACTTGTGGCAGAGTATGTCCGCAAACCCAATAGACTCTTTTCTGTCAAAATGTGGTATAATACAAGCATATGACAAAGAACGAAGTATTGTATCACTGATTCCGGCTGTCTGGGATGACAGCAATAGTTCCTGGAGGTTAGATACGTCTTTTTGTGGCAGTAGACCTCCCAATCTTGTGCAACTGTATTACCAGGCTGGGATTGACACCGATGACCAGGGCAGGATGCAGCCGCTGCTGGCGCGCGCTGTTGCTGCACTGGCGACGGCGCTAATCACCAAGCCTGTAATCAGCCAGGGGCCTCCGGAGAATCTTGTGCAATTCTGGCAATCAACCCCGCCAGCGGGCACAATTCCCTTTGGGCTGTACACATGCCCCTGGGGTACTCGCAATGGTGCCCTTGATGCGTACAGTTTGGTTCGTGACTTGTATCCTGAAGGTATTGGAACTGCAAGTGTCTAGCACTGGTAAAACAGCGCTGACACACTATTTTAAGGAGATGCAAAATGGCTGTTGAAAAAGTTTTCCGCACCGGACAGGGGCGCGTTTTCGCACAATGGAACGGCGGCGCTCCTAACCACGCCGTAGAGTACCTTGGGCAAGCACGTATGACTGGGCTCTCTGAGTCGCTTGGCGATATGACACCGATTCGTGCGCCGTCAGCTAAGGCTTACAACGCGTACGATGTGGTCGACTACATTCGCGGCGAGCCTGGCTTGCCCACCACGAGCATGGTGGCACGCTTTGGCTACGTGAATAAGGTACTACATCAGACCTGCCCGTTTGACGTGCACGTCCACTATGGCACGTGCCGCAGCCCCAACGATTTCATCAATGGTTGGGACAAAGCTCTCTGCTTTGAGAAAGCCGTAATTACGACACGTAGCTCGGATGACCTGTCTCCCATGGAAGGCGCGGAGGCCGTGATTAACTTCACAGGTGAAATCACTGCCCGCCAGTTCTGGGAGTATGACCCGATGACCGCTGGTTCTAAAGGTGCTGGCGTCATTGAATCCGAGATTGTCGACGTAATCGTGGCTGACTATGTTTCCTGTGGTGAATGTGGTTATGAGTCAGATGGTAACAAGCGTATCTTTGCTGTACAGAAGAGTACTTCTGCCTCTCCTGGTATCCTCAACGAAGTCTTCTGGTCAACCGACGGGGGACTCACGTGGGACGAGAGCCAGGTTTCGACGCTTCTGTCCAGCGAACAGGCAACTGGGATGGCCATCGTTGGGAACTATATTGTTGTAGTTTCAGACGAGGTTGAATCCTTAAGCTACGCCACTATCGATGCCCCCGATACTTGGAACGAGGTTACCAATGGTTTTGTAACAGGCAAAGCTCCAATCGCTATCTTCTCGCTGGCCTCCACTCTGACCTGGATAGTAGGAAAAGGTGGTTACATCTACTTCACCGATGACCCAGTGCAGGGCGTGGAAGTTCAGGCTGACGGCAGTATCGTGACGGATAACCTGCTGTGCATCCACGGTATTGACAGCCGTAGCTTGATTGCCGGCGGAGAGAACGGTGCTCTGTTGGTTACGGATAACGGTGGTGCTGTGTGGTCTAGCGCGCCGTCTGTCCCAGCCGAAGCTGGAGACATAACGGCTTGTTGGATGCGCACTTCTCACTGCTGGTTGATTGGCGATAACACTGGCAAACTTTGGTACACAATAGATGGCGGTGTAAAGTGGACGCAGATTACGTTCCCCGTCACTGACCCTATCAAGGTAGCTGACATCTGCTTCGCTGACCATCCAGATTCTCCGTTTGGTTTCATGGCCGTCAACACGGCGTCATCTGGTTCGCTGCTGCGCACTATCGACGGTGGCAAAACCTGGTACACCCTGCCTGACGGCGCTGGTACAATGCCCACCAATGCTGCGCTAAACGCAGTCTCGGCTGGAAACAGTGCCAGTTTCTGTGTTTCGGGCGGTCTGTTGGGCGCTAGTGACGGTATTATCATCGTCGCCAGCAACTAACTTCGCTTAGAGCTGTTCCAGGGGAGGCCGCGAGTTGGCCCCCCAGCCTCTCCTGGACAGCTTAAAACTATAATTTAACTATAGGGGGCCAAAAATCAGGAGGGCCAAATGGCACAGAAAAAGACTTCTCTATCGGAACCGACGACAACCAAGATGGCTGCGGCGGCCACAGTTGAACCGCGCACTTCTGCGCTGTTCACGACATCCACTGGCGTGACGCTTAAAGTGACGCAGCCCAAGACACGCATTATCTACAATTTGTACGCGCAGAACCCAGCGCCTAAGCCACCCAAAATTGTCATCGAAGAGGGCGGTAAAAAGCGCGAGGAAGAGAACGTCAACGACCCAGACTATGTGGAAGCCGAGGCAACCTACAGGACGCGCATTTATGAGTCATACATTAAGATTATTATTCTGACTTCCACGGAGATTGTTTCGCTGCCGCAGGGGATGCTTTCGTTCGATGAGGACAAAGATTGGCAGGACGAACTGGAAGCCATGGGTCTTGATGTTGGTCATACTACTAACCGCAAAGAGCGCTATTTGGAATGGTTCTTTTACCGAGTAGCACCCACGCATGAAGATGTCTTTGGTATTCAAAACTTAAGCGAGAGCCTGTCAGAGACAACCGCCGGAGAGACAGAAGCCGCCGAGGAAACGTTTCAAGATAAGCGTTGACGGTATGCCAGCCGCCGAGTGGCTGGCAGCGCATAGTCACGGTAAAACGCATTCGATACAGGTCTCACCCAGTTTTGAATCATGGAGCGCGGCATTGAGCCTAGGTATTCAGATTACAGACTGGTTAGACATGGAACCTCTGATGAAGAGCATGTTACTTGGGTTTTACCGTGCACGTGAATTGTACAATGCTGTCCTGGAATGTGTTCGCAACAGCTCTGATTAAGGACAAACAAACATGGCAGTAAACTTTCCTAACCTCAAGGGCGTTCAGACAGTCGGCATAAACATCATGGTCGCAGTTCCTGCCCGCGCTGGCAGGAACATCACCATGATGAATGCCTCGCTAAAAGACATGCAGCGCTCGATGATGTCTACAGCCGAGCGAGCCGAGGCGTTGCAACGCTCGCTCGCTCTTGCATCCAGTGTTTACGCTATGTTTGGCGCAGCACTCTTGACAATTAGTCAGAGTGCTGCGCAGGCTTCCAGGGATTTGGATAAGCTCTCCACCTCGTCCCGCGTAATTGCCAATAACATCGGTTTATCCACGGCTGCCCTGAGCGCCCAGGTTAAGGGCATCAAATCCCAGACTTTTACCACTGCTGAGGCTGTTGAAGCAGTCAACAAGCTCAACATTGCTCAAGCGACGTTCGTCGATACTGCCAAGTTAGCCGCCGTTGCACAAGACCTTGCCGTGGCTAAAAACATGGATGCGGTCGAAGTGCTGGATTTGTTGACTGGCGCTATCTCCAGGGCCAGTGCCGAATCCCTCAACCAACTCGACATAGGTATTACCAACACCAAGCTCTTTAAGGATTATGCCAAGTCCGTCGGCACAGAAGCCGACATGCTCTCTGTCGCAGCTAAGCGCCAGGCTGTTTATAACTATATCCTGGAGCGTGGCGCTGTCTTCCACGGCACCTACGCCGCAGCGTCTAGTCAAGCGGCCTACTCCATGAACCAGCTGCGTGTTCAAGCTACAGAAGCATTTACCTCGCTGGGAAAGGGCGCGGTCGAGGTCTTTCAGCCGCTGATTAAGTTAGCCACTGGTGTTGTCAAAGCATTCAACTCATTGGACGAGAGCACCAAGCATTCGATTGGGCGAATTGCTACGCTTGCCGGCACATTCTTAGTCCTCAAGACAGGCATGGGGTTTATCAAGAACACCGTTGGCTACTACATCCCCATGTTCAAGGCCATCATACGTCTGCGCTCGGAGCAGGCAGCAGAGGCGGCAGCCGCCGAAGATGCCAGGCGGAAACAGGAAGCCCTGGCAAAAGCGCAGAAAGGCACGGCAGCAGTCAGTGCTGAGCACGCCTCCGTGTCGGAGAAGACTGCCAAGGCCATCAATGACCAGGCACAAGCGATGGCTAGTGCTGGGGAGAGAGCGGCGGCTGCTGCACTAGCCCATGTTAACGTCGGCAAGAGTTTCGGCGCTCTGGCTGGTAATGCAACACTTGCCGCGGCTGGTACCGACGTTCTACGCAGTAACCTGAACATATTCGTAAACGAAGCAAATATTTATAACAAAACTATCCAGGGACTATCAAAGCAGTTCAGGTCTTTGGCAAGGGCTATACGTGACTGCGCGGCGGCTGCTGATAGAATATTCACCAACTTTAACAATTTAAGCCGACTTAATTTATCCACTATTAGCAACGCGCTCAGCAAGCTCTCATGGGGCGGCACAGGTGGTGCTCCTCAAGCTCCGGCAGGCCCCACTGCACCAACGGCACCAGAGTTACCACCAGGGGGTATAGGTGGCGGCGGTGCTGGTGCTGGTGCTGGTGCTGGCGGCGGTGCTGTGCCACGAGAACGTGCGCTGAACACTATCGATTGGTGGCAGGAAGTCAACACATCGACTGTGTTTATGGGCGGAGAAGTAAAGCCTCTACCTGGTGAATCCCGTGTAGAGAACCTGCGTAGCCTGGCCAGCACTGTTCAAAATGCCCTGGAGCAACGCGCGACTAACTACGTAGAAATAATTCAAAAGGGACTCGATGCGCTTAATGCATCTGACCAGGAAATCCAAGCGTTTGTCGCAACGCTGTCACTGCGTTACAAAAAACCTATCGAGTCAATCTCAAAGCAGTTGTTGGAGTCCCCCCAGGAGTTCAGCGAAGAGTTTCAAGTCTGGGAAAAGCAACAGATAGAACTTGATAGGCAGCGTCACGCCACGCTTATTGAGGCTGCCCACCGTCAAAAGAAGTCAGAAATCCAGCTCCGTGAGGAAGAGCGTCAGGCAGCCATGGCTGAGCGCCCCAGTACACTGACGCGCCCCGTGCAGCATTTACCTGCCGTGCCCCATGAGCAGCCTAGGGGTCGCAAGGAAGCTGCATACACGCCGATTGACAGGCTGAAGCAGCAGCAATCCAATTATCAGCGGGAACTCGAAGCGGCCCGCGACTATATTGCAAAGTTCAATGCAGTTACCGGCGCTAAGACAAAGGTTGTCTCTGAGGATGCTACCGCCGAATTAAAAGAGGAAGCGCAGAAAGCAACAGAGGTAATCCAGGCGGTTAGCAAGGCAATTACGGTAACGCCCATCAACGACCTGGTTGAAAACACGGATAAGTTCATGAGTGAACTAGGCCGTGTGATGCGTTCTGAGACGCTGCCCAAAGAGGAAACGAGAATTGCTGCTGGCGATGTCATCAAGGACATCGTTAAAAAAGCACGAGACAACAATGAACAGATAACAACCGAGTGGTTCAATGAGCAGCTAGAGAAAGAACTTACTACGCTGACATCCGTGACAAAAGAGGACATAGACTGGGTAATGGATGTCACGGAGAACCGTCTGGAGAATCGCCGCGCTCAGGGGCGTCGTCTGGCTGAAGCACAGGGCTATAAAGCAAAAGCCAGGGGTAACCGACCTTGGCTAAATATACCCTTGAGTGAAGTTCGTGCTACAGAGACTATACAGCAGACCGGAGAATACCTTGGTCTATACCAGAAAAGCAGCACAGGCAAGGGGGTCTGGGCTCCAGAAGATGAAGGCATCGACCCCAAGTCGTTTGCACGAGAGGTTACTCAGCTTGTCCGCTATTGGCGCGTCCACCCTGAGAAAAAGGGTGAGATGCTTGAAGCCCTTGCAAAGGCTCAAAAAGCTCAGGCTAATATTGTAACCAAAGCACAACAGGAAGCTGCTGCTAAGATAGCTCAGACACCACCCGTTGTCGACACAACGAGCGTGACCGCTCCCCTGGAGCAAGCGGCAGCAACGGTCACAGAGCAAACAACAGCTACCGCCGCAGTCGCTGCTGAAGTCGCCAGCACCACGGTTGAGCAGAGCATTGAGCAGACCGCCCAGGAACCACAGGCTGAGCAAGTTAATACAGAGCCTGTTAAGAAAAGGGTGCGTAAAGCAAAGAAGCAGATTGCAGACGCAACAGCCACAATGGTTGAAACTACAGTCGAAAAGACTACAGAAGAGACCACTGCTGCTATGCAGACCGAGGCTGAACAGCCTGCTCCTGAGGTCAAACCAAAGACACGCAAAAAGCGCAGTCCTCGTGTGTCAGCCGCAGAAATCCCTTCAACTACGGTAACAATCAACCTTGCAGAGTATGAGCGCAAGAAAGCCGAGCAAGAACGTGCCGCCGAAGAAGAGCGCCAGAGGGTATTAAAAGCCCAGGCTGATGCTGCGGAGGCTGAGCAGCAACGTCTGCTCAAGGAGCAAGCCGAGGCTCAGGCTAAAGCAGAGGCCGAAGCCCAAGCCAGGATTGCCAGAGAGCAAGCAGCAGATATAGCAAATTACAGTTCGCTATGGCAAATGACTTGGAAATCATGGTATGAGCATCGTTCACAAGAAGTGAAAGTTGCTGTCACCAAGTTCACCAAGACCACCGCTGATGCTGCGGCTACTGCGTTTAACAAAGGGCTCTCTGTGCTAACGTCCAGCGCCCCCGCAGTACGTGTCGAGAAAAGCGCCGCTGCCGCTGCAACCGTAGCAACAGACATTGAAAAATCTATCACGGACTATGTTAACAACTCAGTTAATGTTGTTAAAGCCCAAGTTTCAAAGTTAAGTTACAAAATAAAAGCTGCGCCTGTTACTTTGGGTATTATACCTGAGACACGAGCTACGGCTGACCTGATTACAAACCTGCATTACACCATTGCAAATAAAATCAACGGTGTTATTGATTCGGCCAAGGAACAGGTCGCTAAGCTTGACTATAAGCTGAAAGTTGCACCAACCACCCTTGGTATTATACCTGAGACACGAGCTACGGCTGACCTGATTACAAACTTGCGTTACACCATCATGGATAAAATTAACGGTGTAGTCGATTCAGCCAAGAGTTCTGTACGGGTTGGCATTGATATGCTCAAAGGTGTCCCTCACACCCTTGGGCTCGATGTTATCACCAAGTCGGCAGCCACGTTCGTAGGCAATTACCAAGCAGCAGTTCAGGACTTTGCGACAGTGGCTAGTGCTGATGCAAAGCAGACGGCTGGTGACATCAAGGGCGCTCTCCATAAAGCAGGAGTGGCGCTTGACAAGACATTCCGTCAGGTGTTTGGGCCTGTCGACAAGTTCTTCAGCTCATTCCAGATGGGCGTGGTCGACCCAGGGGCTGTCAAGGCTATCACAGCAGGCATGGCGTCCAGCGAGGAAATCAAGACGTTCATGTCTAACCTGGACAAGGCGTTTGCAATGGGAATTGTACGCCGTGTCCAAAATATGTATGCCAAGGGCATGACCGCCCAGCAAATCTACGCACGATTGGAAGAACTTGGCTATAAGCTGATACCTGAGGATATGTCGGTAATCAATACTGTGCTCAGTTCTATCCAGTCCACGCGTTCGTTTAGAGTAAGCGGTGCTCCTACTGTCACAGCCCCCAGGGGTACATCGAGCACAACCAGGGTCGCATCGGTAAGCGCTGCCCCAGCAGCCCCAACAACGACAGCAGCAGTACAAACTATGGCCGCTCCCCTTGCCGCCATGGTACAATCTGCACAGGTCGGGATTCAAGGAGCAGCAAACAAGGTTCAAGCCGCAGAAGCAAGCATACTTTCCGCAACACAAGGTGGAGCCGCAACACAAGGCGGAGTTACAGCACAAGGTGGTACTGCATCTGGTGAAACTGCACCTTCCGGCGGTGGTGCTAAGACTACCAAGAAGTTAACCAGGAAAGATGTCTTGTTTGTTTTGGGCCCTGAGGGCGATATTCCCGTAGAGGAGGTCTTTCCTGAAGATGAGCCTACCGAAGAAACCGCAGAGGTTAAGCAAGCTGTAACCAAGGCGGTCACAGCGACTAAAAAGCGCGTGCGCAAAAAAGTTACTGAAGCAGCGGTAAGCGAGGCTGAAGCGGCCCAAGCTAAGTTAGGCACTGTCGTTGAGGCGGCTTCGGAAGCCACTGGCGAACCTGGGGCAGGGATGCAACAAGCCGCAGAGGAACTCAAGACAGCGGTGGACGAAGTAAAAAAGAAGGCTGTTGAGCTGGATAAGAGCGCCGCCGTCGCCGCCGTTGAGCCAATCCGTGACATTGAAACACGCATGATTCTCCTCACAGACCGACTGCGCTCTCGTGGAGCTACCAATCCATCCGAGTCGGCTGCGGCTATCATTAGCGAAACACAATCGTTCCTGTTGGCGCTTCAAAACCTCTCAGACGCTGAACTTGCCAGTGCATCGGTGGGCAGGGTTTTGGAAAAGCAACTCAAGGCTGCAACCAGACTTGTCATCGAGCAGCCTGAGACTGCCACTGAGAGCAGGTTGTACATTGACGCTATAGAGAAAGCACTCGATAAACGCGCCCAGCTTGTCGATACGGCCAATGCAGAGACTGCGAAAGCACTGGAAGCCAACAATAAGCGAGCCGACGCTGCACTGGCAGAGAGTAACCAAAAACTCTCTGAGGCAACCAAGGCACAAGCGCCCAAGTCCACGGGCTTCACACGAACATGGCGGTCATTCCTGCGGCTCGATGTTATTAGTGAGCACTCCAAAGAACTTAACGAGCAGGCGGCCAAGGTCTACCAGCGGCGGATGCAGGAGTTCCGACAGTGGGACGAGGAAATCCAGGCGGAGGCCGTTAACTACATCCTGGAAGGGCACAGAGCTCCAGAGACTTACCAGCACCTTGCTGAGGCTTACGGTGCCGAAGCAATGGGTTACTCACAAGAGGCAGCGGAGAAGATACTCAACGCCGCTAGAACCACAATTCTTCTGTCGCTCAAAAAGATAGGCGAGGCTAAACCCAAGGTAAGCGCCGGTAAGGTCGAGAGTGCTGCACGGAGCGTAAAGAACGAGGCCAGTCAGAGCGCCACAGTCGCGGTGAGCAACGTCGTGGAAAGCACAACCCAGGCGGCAGCCGTGGCTACACAGGGCGTCGCACAGGGTACAGCCCCTGGTAACGTTATTGAACAGGCCGGTGTTGTGGCCGCAGCGTTAGCCCAGGAGCAAACAGCAGCCAACGACGCAACCGCTGCATTGGAGAAAAACAATAAGGCTACCGCTGAAGCTACAGCTGCTCAGGCAGAGCACGCCACTGCTGTTATTGCGGATACCAAAGCCACTCAGGAGCAGGCTGCTGCTGTTGCACAGGGCAGCGCCGCGCTTCAGCAAAACACACTACAACTGCAAGCTAACGAAACTGCCTCAAAAGCGCAGAAGAAAAACGCCGCTGGATTGCGGGACTCCATTATGGCAGTGGGCGACTCACTGGCTTTTGTCGGCGGGCAGGCGGGCAATGCTTGGTTCATGCTCAGACGCTTCTTAGGCTCGATGGGCACAAAGAACGTCCTGGGAATGGTTGCTACTGCCACTGGGACAGCCATAGCACTAGCAATCAACGCTGCTAAAACACAAGCTGAGCGTGAATTGCGCAAGTCACTTGGCAAAACCGTAGAAGAGCAAGACTACCAGTTATCTATCTACAACGAGGCAACCAAGGCAGCCGATACAGCCAGGATGAATAGCACGCTCAACCTGTGGGAGAGAATCCAGGCGCTGTTCTCAAAGAAAGCCAAGCAGCAACAGGCTGACCAGGCAGCCGGCGCATTCTTTGGTATCACAGATGTTGAAAAAGCACGAGAGAAGCTCCGAGAGGAACTGAAGAAAGCCGCGCAGTCGTCCATCTGGGGCAAAGAGTACGGCGAACTTATGTTCCCCGCCATCGACGAGTACGTCAACAACCTGACACTCAAGACGATTCCCGATGTGACCAACGCCTTTAAGGTTGCCTCGAAGCAGATAAACAAGACGTTCTGGAGTGACCTGCTCGACATGTTCCCGCGCATACGTGCATATTTTATATCAGGCATAAATGACGGGTATAGCAAAGTTAAAGTTACAATCAATAATATACTGCGTGATACCATCATCGCCTGGAACACCATTGCGTCGGCAATCCCCTGGCTTTCCGGTGCTCAGCTTAAAGTTCCCGTACGCATGGAGTTTGTGCCCACCCAGACTGAACCGTTTACCGCCGAAATTGCCAGAGTTCGGGCTGCCACGCAGCAAGCTGTGGAAGAGGCACAGAAACAGACATACACCGAGTTTGACCAGGCAATCGACACATACAACAAAGCGATGGACGCGTTGTCCAGTGAGACTGCCAGCAAACGCCGAGAGAGCTACATTAAGTCCGAGACTGCCGCACTGAAAAGCCTGGAGTACCAGTCTGAGCTTTATGAGCATCAACTGAAACGTATTGAAGAGCAGCTCTATGGTATTACCCAAGTCGAGCGCGCCCTTGACCAGGAGCTTCGCCCATTCGAGGAAACGCTCACCAGAGCCGAAGCCAAAGCCAGGCTGCTCTCAATCCCCCTGGAGCGCCAACGCCGAGCCATTGAGAAAAACGTTAAAGCGCAGCAAAAGCAGCTTGACCAACTGCGCAAGCAGCATGAAGAGCAGAACAAAGCCCTGGAAGACGCCATCGAGAGGGCGGAGAAGCAGCTTGAGAAAGACCAGGAACGGCTCAAGATTCTGGACTGGGAACTGTTCATTGAGCAGACCAAGAACAAGATACGCAAACAGGAGACGTCAGGGCGGGAACTGGCGCTCAAGACGGAAAAACTGCTCGTCGAAGACAGCGTTGAGCAGCAGCAGGAAGCGCTGGACAGGATGCGCGAGCAACTGGATAACCAGAAAAAGCAGCAGGAGCTTGTGGAGGAGGCCGCGCAGAAACAGATAGACGCAGCCAATGCCCAGATGGAGGCAATCGATGAGCAGCTTGAGGCTATTCAGGAAGAGGTAACATACGCCCAGGAAGAATTGGACATCCGCAAGGCGATGCAGACTGAACAGCGTATCGCCATAGAGAATCAACGCAGAATGGTTGAGTTGATGCAGGAAGCTATACAGCGCCAGAAAGACGCCCTTGATGAAGAGATTGATAGACGGCAGGAATCGTTGGATAAAGCTAAAGAGGCTGCCCAGGCTGAAGCCGATGCAATCGAGGCGGCCCAAAGTGGCATCAGTCCTAATATCAAAATATCCGAGGACTTCGGTAAAAACATCGCAAAAGCCTTTGAAGCGGAGAAGGATAATGTAACTATGGCGTTGTCCACAACGCTGTCGGGGGCAGCAGATACCAGTGTGGACGCGATGACCGGCAAGATGGCCGATAGGTTCCCCTTTGGTATCAAGAGAGACGTTGTTCCAGCCGTGCAGGACATGGCGGCCAGGGATTCGCTGCCTGTAGCCATGATGAGCGTGGGGTGGGACGAGGCGACCGGTATGGCATATACCAGAATGAACGATATGTGGTATAATCCTGACCCCAACGTGGGATTGATAGCACAAGCAACAACGGCTGCTGAGAAACTGGTGCAGGCCATCAGTGAGGCGTTCTCCAAACTGTCGCTGCCAGATTGGTTAAAGACAATCCTCTCATCGGCGTCGGGGATGAAAGTGTTTGGTCTGATGAAACCAATGGGTGTCGAGGCACATGCCAAGGGATTCAGTGGGCTCGTCACCAGCCCTCGGCACTTCCTGGTCGGCGAGGCTGGCCCTGAATATGTCCAGGTCTCACCGATGACATCGCGGTTCCTGGGCGGTAAACCGGCGACCCACACGGTTGCCAGCTATAACACAACCAATAATGTTGAAACTACCACTGTGGTGAATAATAACTATAATATCACTGGCGTTTATGGACAAGGGCGCACACCCAGCAGGGGCAGCGTGGTTAGCGATGTACAGCTTGCGTTGAACCTGTACCATTAGGAGCTTATGGAAACAGACCCGCTTCTTATGCCGTTCACTATAACAGGTGTGTTTTTTACCAAGTACAACAACACGTACTCTGGCTTTTATGTCGAACCAGCCGAGCAGACCAAGCTTAGACATTATCTAAAGCCGGTTCTCATCTCTGGGCTAGGTATCCCTCAACCTAACGTGCGGATGCTGGAAAGCTACCGTATGGACGGCGCATACTTTAGTGGACTTAACATACCCAGCCGCTCGGTTATACTCTCGATTCCAGTGACGGGAGACGTACAAGCCAAGCGTGCCGAGCTATTTAGGACATTCTCGCATGACCCAGCTATATCGAGGTACACCTGCTATGACCTCAACCTGGAACTCAGCAACAACGTTATCCTGTCGCTGCACAAGGTGGTACTGGTGTCGATTACCGAGGAACTGCATGGCCCCCGTGGTCAGTTCCTGGCACTAACGTTTCTGGCGTCCGACCCCTGGTTCTATAACACCACTGTACGCCAAAACACATGGGAACACACCGGCGGATTCCAGTGGGACGTTGACCAGGAGTTTGATTTAGACATCATGGGCACGGGTATCGCATACCCTACCATCGAAGTCACGGGTGTCGTCTACTTACTCAGGGTGCTCAACATGCACACCCACCAAGAAATTGGGCCGCTTTATCTTCAAACGATGGAAGATGAGGTTATCACGATTGTCACAGACCCCTTGCAGGAGCGCGGCGTTTTCAGCAACATACGGGGCAACATCATCTCTCACGTGGGCTCAAACTACGAGTCGGCATCGTTGGACTTTTATTTAGACCCAGGGTTCGGCGCTAACCGCATTCGTATCATTGGCACAGCCTACGGCACGCTCAGGGTAGTCACCACGTGGTATGATTCTTACTTAGGAGTTTAATGCTAACCGAAGGACATGGCATCTATCTGGTCTCCATCACGACAGCCAGGGGGGTCACATACACATTCGACGGTAAGACCCAGTTAACCCTTACAGCCGGCACAGCGCTGCCAGATACACGCGTTACCAACAGCGCCAAGCCACTGCAAAACTACAGCTATGTCGAGTACAGGACGCTCGCACCGCGCAAACTCACGGGCAGACTTCAAGTTAAGGGGCGAGACCAATTTGATGTCTGGGTTAAACGCCAGGAGATGCTGCGGTTGTTCAACCCGCTATATGGGCCTTTTACGTTCAACCTGGCCTACCCTGACAAAAATGATGTCTTTCACCTATATAACGTGATACTAACTGACGCCATGGATTCTCCCCTGAATGTCAAGAGCGACCCAACCTACGCTGAGTTCCCACTGACACTCACGGCGCTAGACCCGTTTTGGTACGGCGCTTCACACTCCACAACACTGGACATAGGCTACAATGAGCTAACCATCGCGGAAGGCACGGCCTGGCTTAAACCAATCGTCTCTGCTCAGGGGCCGGTCACCGATTTAACCATCACCAACACCATTTGGGATTACGAAGCGCCATTTATCTTGCATGTCTATGGTACAATCCCTGCCGGAGATGCTGTCATCATCGACTGTCGCCAGCGCTCGGTCTCCCGTGCATCGGGCGCACTGGTTGCCTTGTCACACGAGTCGACCCTGGCCAGCTTTGGTTTAATCCCAGCCAGCATGGGAGCCAAGGGATTAAACCGCATCACAGTGTCCAGCAGCGACATGAATGAGGGTTTCCAGGTTACTGTAGACTGGCAGGATACTTACTATGCAATTTAGGAGTTAAGATGGCTTACTCGATTTATTCCAGCAGACCACTGGAGGGGCAGTACAGCATCAAGCTGTTTACGCCAGAGGGGACACCGCTTGACGATGTGGGCGGAACGATGATTATGGGACAGGGCAACGTTCTGGGCACATTTAAGAGCCTGCACTATATCAAGGCGTTGAACGGGATGTTTGCTCACAACTGGGGTGAGTACGAGATTACAGCACCCAGGTCGCAGATGACCCGCCGCGTCTTGCCGCTGGATACCGTGGTGCATATCTTCCGCCGACCGCCATCACTGACTGTTGCTACAAATTGGGACGTTGACTTCTACGGCTTACATCGAAAGTCAGAGGTTACCGTCGATGGCGATTCAGAAGTCTACACCACGTCTGGGTCAGACTTGAAATCGCTGCTTAAGCGTCGTGTCATCCTGCCAGACGACGGCTCTGTGCCTTACACCGAGGGTTGGTACTACTTGACCAACAACGTGGGTGCTGTGTGGGGCATCATCCCAACAGAGTTTGACGACGAACCCCACTGGCGCTCCAGGAGATACACAGCGTTGGCATATCCTGAGGCGTTTGATGGCAGTATATCATCCGAATCTGACGAGATAACTATTGCGGGGCAGCACGGCAGCGTCATGGAAACGCAGCGTTATCTTTACATTGGCTGCACAGGCAAGTTCTCCGGCGTGCGCTTCACGTTCGGTAGAACCAATGATACCCAGGGGGCGGCTCTGGCTGTACAGTACTTTACTGACAGAGGCTGGTTATATTTACAGGGTGCCAATGATGGCTGTGCTGTGAGCGGCAGACCGATGGCAAAAGACGGCGAGTACACATTCGCTCCGCCCGACGACTGGATTAAAGGGTCAGGCGTACAGTTCTCTGGATTCACGGAGATTTACTGGCTGCGTTTCACACTGTTCGACAATGGGGACACGGTGAATGTCAAGTTCACGTTGAAGGAGGTGGAAGTCTACGGAACGCCGGAGGTCGATAAGCTGCGCTGGTGCTCTGGGCTTGACCACTGGACAGACATCATGCGTCACCTGGTGCGTGACCAGTGTATCAGTGGTACCATTGCCGCTGGGCGCGAGATAGCTTATCTATCATGTGAGGACGACACACACGAGGGTTTGGACGAGGACGGTCACCAACTGAATCTGTGCTATCGCTATGACAACTTGGCAACCGTGCTGGAGGAGATTTCTGGGCTGGGCGCAGACTTCGACATTGTGGAGACAGCACCAGGGCACTATCAATTCAGGGTCTACTACGGACAAACTGGGAATGACTTTACCGAAGACAACGAGTACAACAACACACCTGTGACGTTCTCGTTGGAGAACGGCAACATTGACGAGCCTGACTACTCTAACGACAGGGTGTCTGAGGTGACAGTTTGTTATGGCGTGGGAAAAATGGCTAACGGCGTGCGCCCCATCTACCGCAGGGTCAGCCTGTACGACGCACAGGACGCCTCTGTCTGGAACGCCATCGAAGCCACCTCGGATTCTACCAGCCAGGACTCAGAAGCCGCTGTTATAGCCACGGCTGACAGTTACCTGATGGATAACACACAGAAAATCGAGGTCACGTTCAAGGCTAAGCCGACACCAAACTGTCTATATGGCGTGCATTGGGACTTGGGTGACATGGTTGGCTTTTATTTCAATAAGCACTACTATAAGATGCGTGTGGTGCAAGTCGATGTAACCGTCGATGACAATGGCGAAGCCATCGTGCCCACGCTGATTCAGCTACCGGACATCTCTGAATTGTACTGGACTGACGAGGAGGTTTAATGCGCCCAGCGGGAACCAGGATTAGCAATCAGAACACCAAGCGAACCAGCCATTACATTACGGATGTGTTTGACAACCGTATCTTGTCGCCTGGTATCGAGTTCGCTGAGCCTGAGGAGTTCATCAGGCGCTACGATGGGGGCGGAGGCTTGCTGCAAAACTATGAGGTATCGTACAGTGGATTGAGCGACGCCCTCTCGGATGCCCTGGCATACAATGTCATCCTGATTCCAATCTGTCAAATCGTGGGAGACATTGAAGTGCCAGCGACTGTGACGGTTAAGGGACAGTCCAGGCGCTCCACTAAGCTGTACGGTACAGTAACGCTCAACGATGGCTCAGTGTTGGAGAACTTTACCATCGACAACAACACCACTAACATTGCCAACCCAAGCGTGGGAGTGTACGGCCCTGTGTCTGGGTACAACGAGGAAGACCCTACGATTCCGGCTTTGGCTTTCCTGTACAGCATGACCATCGACGTGGGCAGCACGGCTGGCCCCGCATACGCCGTGTGGTTAACTTGCGGTGGCATCACAGCCTATGATACTGAACTGTTGGCCGTCGAGGGTGTACCTGGTTATGCAGCATATGTACAATTTGGCACGTTCACACATTACTCTGGCCGCGCTGTAGGTACGGAAGCCGCACCCTACTTCCTGGCAATATAGGAGACACAATGCGAATCATAGGAACCACAGCTTATCCAGTAGGAACCCTATACTCCGATGACAATGGTGAAACGTGGGCTTTTGGCCCCCTTGGAGATAACTATCAATGGTTTGAATTGACATGTATGTACGAGGCCAATGGCACCATCATTGCAGGAACGGATTACAGCGAAACGGATGACGAATCTTTCAGTGGTGCGCTGCTTTTCAGGTCTGTCGACAACGGGGAGACCTGGACAAAGGTTGCTGAGTTCTCAGACAGCGATGATGATTGGGACAACCCAGCCTGGTACTTCCGCAGTGTTGCCGGAGATGGGCACGGTAACTGGGTGGCTGTGTCGTGGGATACTGCTGGCTATCAGAGCAGCACAGGACGCTATGCCCCGTATATGGCAAAGTCCACAGATGATGGGTTAACTTGGGAAATCATTGCTCGTCCCACAAGTGGCTATGGTGTCATCAGCGGTGACGAGATAGGCAATATAGCTGTAGGCCCAGACGGTAGATGGGTGGGGTACATAAATGCAGCCAACGGAGGGCCAGGCGTCTATGGGCTATTCATGCTGTATTCCGACGATATGTTTTCATCCTGGCATTACACCACGGGCAACCTATGGGAAACAGCATTAAGCTACACCGACTTTCTTAATATAGCCACAGATGGCGAAGGTAACTTTGTGGCTGTCACCCAATCCGAATGCCGATTTTTAGACTGTATGGCAGTTTACTTCATGTACTCTCACGACAATGGTGAGTCCTGGACTATATCGTCTGACACTTGTACAACTGAAAGTTTCGGTTCAGGCATCGCCTTAGCCAAGGATGGAACCGCCATTGCGACACTAACCAAGTGGTCAAGCACACAATCGCCTGCACGCCGCAACGCTGTGTGGCGTTCGTCAGACTATGGTGAAACATGGTCTGAGGTTTGGTCTACACCAGGGGGACTATTTAATATATACAACATGGGCGTTGGACATTTGGGAGATACCTGGGCAAGCGGGTGCCGAAATTATGATAATCAATGGATGCTATCGGAGGACAACGGTCTCACGTGGTCAACAACGGCTGGCACCGAACCAGGAACCGAGACAGTGGAATGCTACGATTTTGGCACGGGACTCGTCATTGTCTCGAACCAGCTTTGTCCCCCGCCAGAGATTTTTGTTGGTGATGTAAGCACAGTTTAAGGAGAAACACAGTGAGCACTCTTATTGCTACCGGTGGCAGATTC